GTGGACGAGGACAAGTTCTACTCCCAGCTTGAGCGCGTCATCACCGACAAGGTTCCCACCCGCGCCACAGCGCAGCAGATCATGGCCACCATCGACCCGACACGGGGAAGTGGAGTCAAGGCAGACGAGATCAAGTGGAGCGGCATAGAGCAGGCGTTGGCGAGTCTGGAGAAGGACGGCAAGGTGTCCAAGGAGGATCTGCTTAACTACCTTCGCAACGAGGGAAGGGTTAGGTTTGAGGAGGTTGTAAGAAAGCAACCAAGCGGAATTGCACCAGAACCACAATTGCCACCAAATGTTCAAGTTGAGGAAATTAACGGAGATTGGTATATTACAAATCCGATTGAAGACGAAGGCCCATTTGCAACCGAAGAAGAGGCAACCGCAAGGATGATGAATCCAAACGCGGGATATCTTACTACAGAAACAGCTATTATTGGTCAAAACCCTTTAGACCAAACTCAATTCTCCCAATATGTCCTCCCCGGCGGCGAGAACTACCGCGAGGTGGTGCTGGCAATGAGTGATCCGAAAGCCCCCGAGTATCACAAGGTTGTTAAACTGGATGACGGGACTTTCGAGGTGACTGACCCTGACAGCTACGGAATCCCAATGGATAACCGAGATGACGCTGAAAGACAGGCTCAGTATATGAATGAAAAACGGTTTGGCGGCACTCCTCCTTCATACACCTCCTCCCACTTCCCCGACATCCCCAACTATGTCGCCCACATGCGTACAAACGAGCGTACGCTTGACGATGGTAGCGAGGGCTTGTTCGTGGAGGAGTTCCAGTCTGACAGGCATCAGGCGGGGAGGAAGCAAGGATACGACGATAAAACAGAAAATGGTCTTGATGTAGCAACTAGAGAGTTCAATTCGATTGTTAAACCATCTAGCCCAGCCACTCCATCTGAGGTTCAACAGTTGGTTCTAGGGAATTTGCCGGGTGATACCGAATGGGCGCGAAAGGCACTTGGAGATAACTTTGATCGAATCCGTGATTTGGCGAGACAGGATATGCGTGGTATCCAAGACGCACCCTTCCGCACCACTTGGCCCATCCAACTCTTCAAACGCGCACTGCGTGATGCGGTGGATGGTGGCAAGGACTGGATTGGTTGGACGACTGGAGAGACGCAGAATGAGCGGTTTGATTTGAGCAAGCAGGTTGATAGCATATCTGTCCCGATGGTTAATGCAGATGGGTCTCGTTCGGTTCGGATTGATCCGAAAGACGGGACATCATTCAAAATGATGGTCGATAGCAACGGGATTGTGAACGGGTATCAGTCCGCAGATCAGTTTACGGGAAAACGACTTGATGAAGTTGTTGGGAAAGACATGGCAGACAAGATTATTGCGCTTGAATCACCTGCTAATTTTGAGGGTAACGACCTAAAAGTGGGCGGAAGCGGCATGCGTGGATTCTACGACAACATGCTCCCAAAAGAGGTTGGCAAGTATGTTAAGCAGTTCGGTGGAAAGGTCGAGAAGGCAGACATGACGCAATCCGTGGAAGCCGACATCATGAGCGGTGAGGAAGCGGAGACTGGCAGCATTCCAATCTGGAAGGTGAACATCACCCCAGAGATGCGTAAGATTTCGCAGACTGGTCAGATGCGATTCCTGCCAGAACCAGTAGAAAAATTGTCAGCATTTAAGGGCAAGCGAGTGCAAGTGCTAACATCTGACTTGTCGCTTGTTGGTGATGTCAAATACGGAGAGTACACAGCAAGCTTTAAAGGCGGGCCGGGATATCTAGATAACGATGGATGGGCATTTACTGACAAAGCCGCAGCAGATGCGTTTGTTACTAGATGGAAAAAAGATGGAGAACCACTTATCGGTCTTGCATCTCTAGGCTCCGCAAACCACCTAAACTCGCTTGATGCCAGAAAGGCATATGCTGAAAAGTGGAAATATCTCGTTTCAACTGGCGAGATTAGCGAAGAATTGGCCAATGATCATATCAAGCAGGCAATGAAGCGCATTATAAATTCAGACAGCAAAAATGTTAAGACTGACTGGCGCAACGCAGCTAAAATGATTGAAAGCGCAGATGATCTATCAAACTATTTCAATAAAATTCCTTGGGCTGCAGCTCCTATGTTCTATAGTAAGTTGACTGCAAAAACTCTTCCTATTAAATACAAAAAGCTTGTTGAACTTGGTCTTGATTTAGAGACAGCAGCAAAAGAATATCGACAACCAGAGTTTGAAGGTGCTGAACTTGGAGATCTGTATGCTATTGCAGAGTACGATGGTTCGACTCCAGAACACAAACCAGAATTAAACAGGGCATATCCTTGGAGGATTAAATTTAAGAAAAAAGCTACGCTGTCGGAAATGCACAATGTAGCAAAACTTACAACAGATCCACGGGCGTTTGCTAAAAAGAAAGTTGGGGGAAGGCTTGGAGCGCAGCCACTAATGGTCACAGGTATCAATCTTGATAAGCTTTTAACTGGTGATATTACTGGAAGTGCAAAACCTCTAATATTGCGCGAGGGAACCCAAAAAACTAAAAGCAATCGAGCTAAACAGTTTGGTTCTGGAAATCCAGAGGCGTATCGCTCATATCAGCAAATTCAAGCGGAAAGAAACACCAAGAAACCCAAGAAGAAGTCTACCGCAAAAGGTGACGCTTCCGCTATTGCAAACGCCGCGAAGCTGAAGTAAAACTAACCACCATGAGCGAGAAACTAACCGCAGAACCAGATCAAGAATGGTTCGCAGAGGTCATGCGCCGAGCCGAGGAGCACGGCAACAGGCAGCGTGTGGAGTTCTGGAACCCGCAAGCGGCGGCAAAATGCCTCTGGCTACTCGCACAGGGGAAGTCTATCAAATCCACCTCCGAGATCACCGGGCTTGCCCGTGACACCGTGCGCTCGCTCATGTGGCGGCATTCTGACACTCTGGAGACGAAGCGGAAGGAGTTCTCGCAGAAATATGCGATGGCTGCTGAAACCTACACGGACTTGCTGTTCGCGAAGGCAGACCAGTTGTCCGACGATCCCGAACAACTCAAGAACATCTCCCCCGACCGACTGGCGATCACTGTTGGCGTTTTAACGGACAAGTCCATGCAACTCTCTGGCATGGCTACTGCGGTCGTGGAGCACAGGCAGGGGGCGAGTATCGACGATGCCGCCAAGATGATCGCAGAGGCTAAAAGCCGAATCGCCAACAAGGTCAAGGCGAAGGCAATCGAGGCTGAAATTGTCGCATGATCCCAGAACCAGAATCTAGATTTGATGGGCCGATATTTCACCACTATGTGGTGGAGCAGGACGGCATCCAGCACAAGTGCAACACCCTAGCGTACGCCTCGTACTTGGCCGAGAAGTTCAACGCCAAGGTTTGGAATGTGGTGCTGGAGAAGCACATAAGACCATTTATAGGCGTTTGTCAGCACTGCCAGAACCGCAAGAAATACCGCGAGCTTCACCTTGTGGACGGCAACCGTGGGTCATTCCCGCCAGAGTACGACACCCTTGGGTGTGATGATTGTGATAGCGTTTACAGAATTGTTGATATTCTCATGGAAACTGGCGCATACAGGATTAAAGAGGAGGTGGCATGCTAGAGTGGAGAAAACATCCTATTTTGCAGCCACCAACTGACGAAGAGTTGGTTTTGATGGAGCCAGAGGAATTGGTGGATCTTCACAGAGTCTACCATGAAGCAATTTCCAATGCCGAAAGCGATCCATACAGATACGGGTTTAGGCTTCCACATTGGGCTAAAGCCGAGGAACAACTATCTCAAGTGTCTGAAATACTTGCACTTGGAGGAAATCGCAGCGGCAAAACTGCATTTGCTTCGTACTGTGTAGTGAAAGCCGCTATTGAGAATCCAAAGTCAGAGATCATGTGTTTTTCGCAGACTTCTGAAGTTAGTATCAGACAACAACAAAGCGCAGTATGGGAATGGCTTCCAGTTGAATTACGCACAAAGCAAACATCGGCTAATGCTTACATCTCATACACTAAGAAAAACGGATTTACGGATAACTCTCTAATCCTGCCTAACGGGTCGCAGATTATCTTCAAAACATATTCCCAGTTCCAGAACAATCCGACCATTCTAGAAGGTGCTGAACTTGGTTGTCGTAATCCCAAGTGGCACAACATCGGTGTATGGCTCGACGAGCATCTTGGTGGCCCGGAATTGATCAACACCCTGCGATTCCGCCTTGCAACACGAAATGCGCAGCTTCTGCTAACCTTTACTCCAATTGATGGATATACAGAGGTTGTTAAAGAATACTTGGATGGGGCTACGACCATTGAAAACCGCGAGGCTGAACTGCTAAATGGCGAGCTTGTCCCCTATGTGCAGAGGAGCAAGAAGCGCAATGCCAGCGTCCATTATTTCCATTCACAGGACAACCCTTTCGGTGGCTACGAGCGAATTAAGGAGACTTTGGT